ATCTTAAACTAGAAGTATTATTGAATGATGTTTATGATGCTATATCTAAAAGCGGATATGTAGGTACAGCGAAGAAGCAGTATAACAAAACATTAGAGCGTCATCGTATCTTAAAGTTCAAAGATGCTAAGTCTTGGATTGAATATAGTGAGATGTTTGGTGATGGTGATGTGTTTAAAACTATGGTTGATTATGCAGATAAGATGAGCCGTGACATTTCTGAGCTAGAAATACTAGGACCAAGACCACAGCAAACATTAGATAAACTCACTACCTATGTACAAGATAAAGCAGCCAAAGATCCATCGATAGATGTTTCAGGATTACCTAAACTGCAAGATTACTACAATGTATTTAAACGTAAACAGTTGTTAGTTGATAAAGAATGGTTAGCTGCTCTAGGTAGTTCCGTTCGTAATGTATTGACATCTGCATTCTTAGGTAAAGCTGTACTGTCTGCTATCTCTGACTCTGCTACATCAATTACGACAATGAAACGTTTAGGCAAAGCAGGCACTGCACCAATACGTCGGTGGTTAGGGCAAGTAACAGATACAGTATTATCACCATCAAACAGTAAAGAACGTAAGAAGTTTTTGATTAGAGCTGGTATTGTGATGGATGATGCAATCAATATTGCACATGCAGCTGGTAAGTTTGCTGGAGAAACTGATGGCCCAATCTGGTCACAAGTCTTAGCAGATGTTGAGATGAGAGCTCAAGGGCTAACAGCATGGACACAATCTATGCGTAATGCGAATGCACTAGAGATGATGTCTGCATTTGCAGATAACTTATCTAAAAACTTTGATGAGCTAGATCCAGAACTACAGATTACATTACGACGTTATGAGTTAGATAAAGACTGGGATATATTAAGACAAGCGACACCTGATGATTATAAAGGTGTGCCTATGCTCACCAAAAATAACATCTTAGATCTTAATACGTCTGCTGTTGATACTGATGTACTGGCTGCTAACTATGGATCTATGTTGATTAACTTAATTAATGATGCTGTAATTATTGGAAACATTAAAGCGGCAGCTAACTTAGTTGGAGCTAAACCACGTGGTTCATTATCTGGTGAATTGTTTAGAAGTGCATTCATGTTTAAGACATTCCCTGTGACTGTATTCATGCAGCATCTATATCGTATGGCAACTGAACAAGGAATTAACAGCAAGATACTAGGTATGAATGTTCCAGTGAAAGCAGCTAAAGCATATCGTATTGCTAACTTTGTTGCACTCACTACAATGTTTGGTGCATTAGCAGAGCAGTTACATCAGTTAGCTAAAGGTAAAGATCCAGCTGATATGACAGAGCCTGGCTTCTGGGGTGCTGCATTAACACGTGGTGGCGGTCTCGGTTTTGTAGGTGACGTATTGAATGAACAGATGATGGGATATAAAACAGAATTGTTTGGCCCACTATCTTCATTTACCAGAGATACTTATGGATTAACGATAGGTAATGTATATGATTATGCAACTGGTGAGGATCCGAAGTTTGCTGATGATCTATTAAGATACCTCAAACAATACACACCAGGTAATTCATTATGGTATGCAGAGCTTGCATTAGATCGATTAATACTAGAGCAAACGGCTGAGATTATGGATCCAGGCGTATCTAACAGACTACGTACCAGTGCAAGAAGGCAAGAATCTAAGAATAAGCAGAGATATTTCTGGTCTCCTGGCAAAACTTCACCAACTCGTGGTCCAAGATTAGGTGCAGCTTTAGGTGAATAGGTATTGATTTTTTAGGGAAAATAGGGTAAAAAGGATAAGAGGATAACATATGGCAATCGATATATCAAGCACAACGAGACGTATAGTCTACACTGGTTCAATGGGTGTAGGACCGTACCCATTTAACTTTGAAGTCTTAGCACAGACAGACATCGCTGTATATTTTAATGATACAGAACTCACCTTAACTACAGACTATACTGTATCTGATGTTACTGTAGATGGTACAGGTTCAGTGACTATTGTTGTTGGAACTAACGTACCTACAACTCCAGATGTTAATGATCGTATCACTATTGTGGGTGATCGCACCATTGAAAGAACAACAGACTTTACTACAGGTGGTCCTCTATTTGCTACCTCACTCAACGATGAGTTTGATAGCTTAACTATCTTTGCACAACAAGTACTTGAATCTAATGAGCGTGCGATTAAAGCACCAGTGACTGATCCATCCTCTATTGATATGACATTACCTAAAGATGATGATCGTAAAGGTAAGTATCTCTCATTCAATGCTTCTACTGGTAATCCTGAAGTCGTCAATACAGTCACTGATGTCACTACCATTGCTGGTATTGCAAGTGATGTGACAACAGTCTCAGGCATTGCATCTAATGTCACCACAGTTGCTGGTAATAATGCTAACGTCACTACTGTTGCAACCAACATATCCTCTGTGAATACTGTAGCAACTAACATTGCTGATGTGATTACAGTTGCTAACGATTTAAATGAAGCCATATCAGAAATCGAGACAGCAGCCGATGACTTAAACGAAGCAGTCTCTGAGATTGATACTGTATCTAATAGTATTACTAATGTTGACGCTGTAGGTACAAACATTGCCAATGTTAATACAGTAGCTGGTATCTCTGCTAATGTGACAACAGTAGCTGGCGTCTCAGCAAATGTAACCACAGTAGCTGGCATCTCTGCTAACGTCACAACCGTAGCTGGTATTAGTTCTGACGTTACAACAGTTGCAGCGGATGGCACAGACATAGGAACGGTTGCTGGATTAAGTACAGAAGTTGGTGCATTAGGTCCAATCGCTAGTGACATTACAACTGTTGCTGGTATTAGTGCAGATGTTACTACGGTAGCGGCAGACGGTACAGATATTGGAACAGTGGCTGGCATTTCTGGCAACGTGACTACAGTTGCTGGAATTTCAGGCAACGTCACAACGGTCGCTGGCATTAGCGGAAATGTTACTACCGTGGCTGGTATCTCATCAGATGTAACAACAGCAGCTGCTAATGTAGCAGACATTACAAACTTTGCCGATGTATACTACGGCCCTAGCGCATCAGCACCAAGCACAAGAAAAGATAGTTCTGCATTACAAGAAGGTGATTTATATTTTAACACATCTGTTAATCAATTATATGTTTGGGATGGATCTACGTGGGATGAAGCAGCATTTAATACTACAGGGGCAGTATTATCATTTAATACACGAACTGGAGCAGTTACATTATCAGCCGCAGATGTAAATACTGCACTTGGATCTGATGCAGTTCTTGACTCAGATATTGGCGTTACAGTAGAAGCATACGATGCAACCATATTAAAATCAGCAGACATTGGTACAACAGTTCAAGGTTATGATGCAGATACTGCGAAGTATGATGATGCAACTGCAAACTTCACTGGCACTCTACAAAATGGGGGATCAAATGTAGTTGTTGATTCTGATATTGGATCTTCCGTACAAGCTTACAATGCTAACTTAACAGCAATTAACCAAGCACTAACCACAACATCAAGTCCTACATTTGCTACATTAAATGCTACTACAGTTGATCTTGGTGATTGGACTGTTACTGAGTCTACTGGAGTATTATACTTTGCTACTGGTGGAGTGAATAAAATGAAATTAGATGCAAGTGGAAACTTGACAGTTGTCGGTGATGTAACAGCTTACGGAACAGTTTAATTATGGCTATACCAGGACCAGGCGTACCAATTGATATGACAACTATCGCCACTGAGTTTGGCGATTCAACACCACATTCACTATCAGAGTTTTACCGAGGTGGAGGATTAGTTCCTGATGCTCCAGCAAATTCAGCAATACCTACTAGTGGACAAATTGCATTAGGTAATTTTTATGGCGCTGTTAATCAAGTTGATTTAAATATTACTATTTCTGCTAATACACAAAACTATGATTTATGGTCAGTGGTTAGTGCCAATCCAGGATATGTTGCTGGGGCAACAAATGTAACCTTGACTGTCAACCCTGGAGTTACAGTCGGATCTTCATCAACAGGAACTTATGCCTTACAAATACCTTCATCATTTAATCCTGGAGACATTGTTAGTGTAGTTAATAATGGAACAATAGTAGGTAGAGGTGGCAATGGAGGTACTGGAGGCCCTGGAGCATCACCATCCGTTCCAACATGGAAAGGTGGAGATGGTAATAATGCTGGCAATGGTATGTATGTTAACCGTCCAGTAACAATTACTAACAATGGTACACTGGCTGGTGGCGGTGGTGGTGGCGGTGGATCATCTGCTGAATCATTAGTAATAGGTTCAGGCGGTACTCCAAAATCACCTACTCCGTTTAGTGGTATAGTAGCTGGTGGTGGTGGCGGTGGCGGTGCTGGCAATAGTGTGGGAGATGGTGGATCTGCTGGAACTGCTGGATCATCTCCAGCTGGACAAACAGTAAACGTGCCTGGATCACCAGGAACAGCAACTGCTGGCGGAGCTGGCGCTCCACAAAAAAACGTACCAGGCGGTTATGTTGGTGCTGCTGGATCTGGTGGGGCAAGGGGTGCTGCTGGTTCTATTTCATTAGTCCCTAGTGTTGGCACACCAAGAAATCCATTAAGAGGTACTGGTGGCACTGGTGGAAATTATCTAGTAGGCAATCCATTTGTAACATGGTCAGCGAATGGTACTAGACTAGGTGGAGTAAGTTAAATCATAAAGGTGAATATATGAATATTAT